TGGGGTGCTTTTATATTCTGTAATCGACACAGAAAGTTTTTTCACTTACTAACTCCTCAGAAGATAATCAAAAAGGCACATCATTTTTATGATTTTATATTCAGACTTACTGTTGAAGACGGTATAGTTAAAAGAGCAAGATACATAGAAAAAGATGTGCATTTAGGATATGAAGACCCTTGCACAGACCACATAGTTAGCTCTAGGGCATCATATAGAGGTATGATGTATGACCATCAATATTTGTTAGATGATTTTGATACATTTAAAGATGTTTTTAAATGGTTTGGTGAAAGTATCTTAACAGTTTCAGAGTCAACTAATCAAAGAGTAAAAATACAAAAAGACCCAAAGAAAAGAGGCGATATTATTGTTCCAAAATTAATTCACGACAGATATGTAAATGAAGATGGTTCACAAATGACATTTTTTGATACTGAAACAAAAAATTATGTTCATGGGTTTCCTTTACCAGTTATGCCTTGGTATCTAGAATTTGAAAAAACAAGACTTCCAAAACCTGTTGGAACTTTAAAAGAATTTGTATGATGAAAAATAATGTAACATGGTGGGAAAAGTTTAGTCCTACAATTATGGAAGCTGAAGTACCACAGAAGTTTATTGATATTATAAACAACACTGGTGATGAAGTTTTAAAAGATGATGGTCTATCAAAGAAGTTTGATTTCTCTGACAATTTAGTTGGTAAAGTACATAAAGAAGTTTCGATACCTGTTCCAGAAGAAAACAAAAGTTATTGTTTATCAATACTCAGACAGGCCTGTGTGCGATATCTAAGACAAATGATAAGTTTAGGTCGTGCATATGAATGGACAAAAAAGAGTGGTGGTAATCAAAACCCCTCTGAAGAAAATATTATGTTATCACAAAGTTGGATAGTATCACAATACAAACATGAATACAATCCAGTTCACACGCATAGTGGTAACTTCTCTGGTGTGATATATCTAAAACTACCAGATGAAATGGAAAACCATTTTAACGAAGAAACAAAAGACCACTACCCAGCTAGTGGATTGATAGAGTTCTCGCATGGTGAGAAACAAGATTTTAAAAGTGACACATTGATGTTTAAACCAAGAGTAGGACAAATGTTAGTATTTCCTAATTGGTTAAAACACTCTGTTTACCCATTCTATTGTGAGGGTGAAAGACGGTCAATGAGTTTTAATGCGTATTGGAAACTATAATGATAATAATTGACATGAACCAAATATCTCTTGCAAATGTGATGATGAATATGCACATGACCAAATCAGACGAACTTGAAGAAGATATGATAAGACATATGATACTTAATTCAATTCGTATGTATAGAATGATGTTTAAAGAAGAATATGGTGAAGTTGTTTTGACATATGACTCAAGACACTATTGGAGAAGAGATATCTTTCCACAATACAAACAGAATAGAAAAAGAGGTAGAGAAAATGATACCAAAGATTGGGATAAGATATTTGGATTACTTAATTCTATCAAATCAGAGTTTAAAGAAATACTACCATACAAATATGTGGAAGTGTATGGTGCAGAGGCTGATGATATTATAGCTACCCTATGTAAAGAATATCAAAACCAAAATATTATGATTGTGTCTGGTGATAAAGATTTTATACAATTACAAAAATACAAGAATGTAAAACAGTATAGTCCTATACTAAAGAAGTATGTAAATGGACATAATCCAGATACCTATATAAAAGAACATATATTAAAAGGTGATTCATCAGATGGAGTACCTAATGTCTTATCGCCAGACCATACATTTGTAGAAGGTCTACGACAAAGACCATTAAGTAAAAAGAAAATTGAAGCTTGGATAAAAAGTGAAACTGGAATGAGTGAAGAAGTGAAAAGAAATTATCAAAGAAATCATAAGTTGATTAACTTAGATAACACCCCAGAAGACTTACAAAAGTCAATCCTAGACACATTCAATGAAGCTCCGTCTGGAGATAGAAGTAAGATACTCACTTACTTCATAGAAAACAAATTAAAAGAACTAACAGATTCAATAGGAGATTTCTAATGGCTGGTTCAACACTATTATATTCAGAGATACTTGACAAGGTTCATAAAGCAAAGACCAAAGACCAGAAAGTATCACTATTAAAACAAAACGATTCAGAAGGTTTGCGTATGGTAATTAAATCCTCATTTGACCCAAAAATAGAATGGGTTATGCCTGAAGGTGAAGTACCATATAAAGCAAATGATGTTCCTGCTGGGACAGAACATACTGTTCTTGCAATGGAAGCTAAAAAGTTGTGGCACTTTATTAAAGGTGCAGACAAAAATACACCTCAACATAAGAAAGAAACAATGTTTATTCAAATGTTAGAGGGATTACACGAAAGTGAAGCAAAGCTGTTAGTTGCAGCTAAAGATAAAAAACTTCACCAAGTGTACAAAGGGTTATCTGCAAATGTAGTTAAGGAAGCATTTGATTGGACTGAAGACTATAAGAAAGATGACCAGAATGTTTACCATGCAAATTCACGAAGTGCGAGTGGAGTTGCTGGGTAACTAACATGCCGATGTAGCTCAGTTGGTAGAGCAGTTGATTTGTAATCATCAGGTCGCAAGTTCGAATCCTGCCATCGGCACCATGTGGGGCTATAGCTCAGTTGGGAGAGCGCCTCGTTTGCAACGAGGAGGTCGTGGGTTCGATTCCCTCTGGCTCCACCATTACAGGAAGAGATTATGAAATATATTATTACAGTTTTAACATTATTATTCGCATTTAATTTATCATCTGGTGATTACATAGATTCACTAGGTTACAGATTGTATCACGATATGGATAACGAACATGACGGTTCAAAATTAAGAATGTATGTTGGTAAAGATTTTTATCACAGTAAATTAAAGATTGCATTCGAAAGAGGAAGACAAGGTCAAGGTCTAGAAGCTGGTACATTTTTTATAGACCACGCAATTAAATTCTAATGTGGTTACGAATACTATACATACCATTTTTAATTTGGTTCATATATCTAGTAACCATGATGATATGGAATACAATCAGCCCAGGCGAACCACTTAAATTTTATAATAAGTATATTAAACCAATATCTACTATTGACAAAACCAATATAAGTGTGGTATATATAGGGTATAACTTGTGGAAATGGAACGAAAATAGACAGGACGAGGGTGCAATACCCTCCGCCTCCACCAACTTAGATAGCTCCGAATTAGGGGGCGAAATAGGTTCGACTGGTATTGTAGTGAAATGGAGAGTTATAGGTTGAACGCTTCATAGTTCAAAAAAGTAAATGCAAACGATAATTTTGCATCTCAAGAATACGCACTAGCGGCGTAGTTCTGATAGGGTTTTGGTGAGTTCCTAGTAACAGAATACTCACCAAAGACAAAGGAGAAAAAGTATGTGGAAAAAACCTACTTTCAACGAAATAGCTGTAGGATTAGAAATTAATTCTTACGCTTGTGCAGATATATAGCACATAAAATTGTGGGGGTGCAATGCCCCCACAATGATATAATGGAGATATAATGGATTTACAGACACCGAAAGTGTTCTCACTTGAGATTGAAAAGATTGCAAAAGAAAAAGAAATTACACACATGGACGCAGTGTTATTATTTTGCAAAAACAATAATATAGAACCAGAAAAAGTATCAAGTTTAATTACCAAAGGATTAAAAGAAAAGATTGAAGCTAACGCAAGGGAGTTAAACTTTTTACCTAAAGTAGCAAAGTTACCGATATGAGATATGAATTAAAAGTTAAAGCTGGAACATACAAACACAACAATTTATTTTTACTATTCTTTAAAGTAATTACACATAGATTAGGTCATTTAATTAAAGATGGAAAATATATGGACTGATGCAAGCTGTTGATGTTTATATTATGTACTGTGCGTTGAAAGCACACTTTGGAAAAGGTGATTATGATTATATTAAATATGGTGGTAAATCGTCTGCAACAAAAGATTCGTTCTGGAAGAGAACAGATAGAATATTCTTTGTTAAGATTTCAAGAAAATATAAAAGAAAAGAAGTTATATTAGATTACCTAGTTTCTAATTTTGTACATAATACAAAAGGTTGGTTAGGTGATTTTAATGATGATAATTATATTGAATGGAAAAAGAGAACACAAAGTATGAGTTACAATTTTAAAAGAGAGTTGGAGAATATGGGTCAAGAAAACATACTTGGTATAAAAGATGGACAACACCCATTACTATTAAGAGAATACTTAGGTAAAAGAGTGTCTATTGAAACTATGGTCATATTAAATGATATAAGTAATTTTACAAAAGTATGGAATAAAGAACTAAAGAATGATGTGATATGGCCTAAAGTAAAAAAACTTATGAAAGATTACAAAAAATTCTTGACATACGACAAGAAGAAGTGTACTATAATACTTAATACTTTTATTAACCAATTTTATTCGTGAGGTAAAATATGTCG